ATTCGCGTCCAAATCATCGAGGTCACCATCACCGCAATACAGCCTATCTTCTAGAATGCTGATGATCTCGGAGTTCATGGACCTACCGTTGCGTTTGGCGCGTTCGGCTATAGCATCACGCATTCCATCCGGGAAGCGTACAACAAACTTTTCGTAATCTTTAACCTGCTTTTCAGCCATAACGTCACCTCAAAAAAATCGATGATGGCATATTGCTATCTAAAATCAATGATGGCATATTGCTTTCAGAGGCAAAATGCCATCATGGAGTGAGAAATGGAAAAGAACGAAGTAAAGACAACTCTACGTTACCCGCAAAAGTTGAAAGAAGAGTTTAAGCGTATTGCAGATGAGGAAGGGCTATCTGAGAACGCCGCGCTGGTTCAGGCGTTGGTGTGGGCTTTGAAGTTCAGAGATCAAATGCATGCACAGTAAAAACAGCGAAGCCCGGAAGTGCGCTAACACTACCCGGGCCTCTATCGAAAATAACCGCGTAGGAAACATCGACATGAACATTGTAGCTAAAACAGATCTCAACTTCCACGGCATTCAACTGCAACCCGTTGCAAATTTAGATGGTGTATGGCTAACCGCCAGCCAGATTGGTTTCGCGCTGGATTATGCAGATGATAAGGCTGTTCAGCGCATCTACACCCGCCATGCCGATGAATTTACAGAGCAAATGACAGGGGTGGTCAAAGTGACCACCCCTTATGGAGAGCAGATGACACGCGCATCTACTCTTCGTGGTGCTCACCTGATTGCGATGTTTGCACGTACGCCTGTAGCCAAAGAATTTCGCCGCTGGGTACTGGACATTCTGGATCGCGAGGTTGACGTAAACATGCCGATTCAGTCAGCACCAAGCGAGCGGGAGCGTCATGCTTACAACGTTGATGCTCTGGCCTACCACTACGAATACATGTACCAAGCATGGAAGACACAGATTGAACCAGCGTTGAGGGCTATTGAGTCCCCACTGGCAGGTCGCCTATGTGATCGATTTCAGGATGGTAAGGCATTTGTAAGGCTGGTTAAGTCCGGCTCTGACAAGCAACTTAAGGAAGGAGAGGTAGCAAGGATTTGCTAAAAAAGAAAAACCAGCAGGTTCTAGCTGCTGGTTATCAGGCGTCAAATTAACTTCGAGGTTTAAATGACTAAAGTAACTGTAGCAAACCAAAGATCAGCTGTCACCAAAATGTCGAGCCGTGAGATTGCAAAATTGACCGGCAAGCAGCATAAGGACGTACTTTATGACTGCCGAAAAATGTTTGAAGCGCTCAATCTTCAATCGGCGGACTTTTCCGCCGATTACCAGGACGAACGCGGACGCACGTATCAGGAGTTCTGGCTAGATCAGGACCTGACCCTCACACTCATGACCGGATACAGCATCCCGCTACGCCATAAGATTGCAAAGCGCTGGCGTCAGCTGGAGTCTGGCGAAGTGCTCCCGCAGAAATCGGCGTCTTATTTGCCAGAGTATCGCCGCGCGCGCGCAATCAAGATGGAAGTTGAGGCGATGAACCTTGCGCTTTCCTATATGCCGAAGCTCAGCGATATCGCAAAGCAGACCGCCATGGCGCGCGCCGTCAATGATGCTGCTGGCATGGAGTTGCTTCCACTTCCTCAAGTTGAGGAGCATTACCACAGTGCGGGAGAAGTTGGAGAAATGCTTGGTGTCTCCGCTCAGAAGATTGGGCGGGTAGCTAACGCACACAACCTCAAGACAGAGCAATACGGCATTACCGTAATGGATAAATCAGCCTACAGCAGCAAGCAGGTTGAGGCGTTCCGTTACAACGCGGAAGGTATCAAAGCACTTCGTCACCTAATTCATGGTGCCGAGGTGGCGTGAATGCCTGACTGTCGGTTAAACCGACTGACGCCCTATGTACAACATAGACCGTAATCTACAACCCGCTCCGGCGGGTTTCTTGCTTCCCATTGCATCAGATCCGCTTTAGGATTATCGCCATACTTACTTATGGGGATAGGGATGTGAAGAAGCTGTTGCTTTTAATCGGTGGTGTGCTTTTGCTTGCTGGTTGCTATGAAAAAACGCCATCGAGTGAGAGATCGGTCGAGATTGCAAAAGAAGAAGTTTCGATGGCTATATGTGGTGACAGAAGCGGAAAATGCATTGGCCAATCAATTGGGAATGCTCATATCAGTGAACGTCTTAATGACCATACTAATAAAATAACCGTCACCTTTAAGTCCATAGAGCAGAAGCCAGATTCACCATCAAAAGCTCTAAACATCAGTGGCGGTATTGTTACCTACATTTTCGATGCAAAAGATGGAAGAACGACAGTTAAGGAGATATCTCTCTGGTCAGAAGATGGCACTCATTCAATTGAGCTTTGCGGTCACAATTACACCTTCTGTCGAAAATGAAAATACACATAACCGTAAGCCCGCTAGAAGCGGGTTTTTTATTGTCCGGAGATCGTGATGTCAGAAAAAGTCGGAGAGATTTACTACGAGGTTGGCGCTGACATTGCCCCGCTATTGCAAGGCTCAGCGCAAGCTAACGCTGCGCTTGATGCGATGGGAAAGGGTGCAGACAAAACATCAGGAAACATGGATGGCCTTGAGCGTTCCGCATCTAAAACCGGTAAAGCCGTAGCGCGCGCAGCTGACGATGCCAGCCAAGCGGCTAAAATCATGGAGCGACTCGGTAATGAGATCGCTGTGCTCGAAGAAGCAAACCAGAATGGCGCGCGCAGTGCTACTGTGCTGGCCGCACAGCTTATTGCTGCCGGTGATGCATCAGCGGCGCAAACTAAAGAGATTGGAAACCTTGCAGGCAAACTCTTCGACGTAAAAGAGGCGGCTGCAGAGTCAGCAAAGTCAGTTGCAGCAAATACGGCGGCAGTGCAGCGTGCTCAGTCAGCCATCGCATCACTGGAAAGCGATGTATCGGTGTTGAGCAACGAAATGGAGTCTGGATCACGTAGCGCGGCTATCCTCGCTGCTCAGTTAAAAGCAGGCGAAGGCGCAACTCAGGATCAAAAGAACCGCATTGGAGAGCTAACGGGAAAACTTTATGACATGAAGGCAGCGCAGGATGCTTCAACGCGCGCCACGATGCTGGCATCTAAGCAGGCGGCCCAACAGGCCAATGATGCAGCCAAACTTCGAACAATGTCTTCCAGTCTTGCTCAGCAGATAGCAATTCTAACCGAACAGCAAAATAATGGTGCCCGAAGCGCAGCAATGCTGGCAGCTAGATTACAGGCCGGGTCAGCTGCCACAGCGCAGCAGAGAAAAGAGATTGGTGAACTTGCCGGTAAGTTGTATGACCTAAAGCAGGCGCAAGACCAAGCTAATGCTTCTCAGCAAAAATCTACTGGTATTATGGGGGGGCTGAAAACCGGCCTGACAGCAATCGCATCTGCTATCGCTATCTCTCAACTGGTCCAGTACGGCAAACAGTTCCTTGAGATTGCGGACACGATGACGCAATTGCAGGCGCGCATTGACCGCTTGTCTTCAAGTGCAAAAGAGGGAGCAGCGACATTTCAGGCTCTTTCATCGATTGCTTCTACTTCAGGATCCAGCCTGAAAGACACAGAAAAGCTTTGGGAAACGCTCACTTCATCTCTGAAGAGCGCCGGAGCAAGTAATGCGCAGGTCCTTACCCTGACAGACACCCTTCAGAAAATTGGCCGCATCGGTGGTTCATCCACTGAAGAGATGGCTAACGCTCTACGTCAGTTTGGTCAGTCCATTGCAGGTGGCACGGTACGCGCCGAGGAATTCAACTCCATCATTGAGCAGATGCCAGAGCTGGCTCGCCAGATGGCATCAGGCCTTGGCATATCGGTAGGCGAGTTGCGTAAGCGCATGCTTGAAGGCAAATTATCGGCTGAAGATGCGCTTAATGCGATCATGACGCAGACGGGCCTGGTAAATCAGGAGTTCTCAAAGCTTCCACGCACAGTTGATCAGGCCACCAATAGTCTGACTATCTCCTTCCAAGAGTTGGTAAAGCAGATAAATGACACCACCGGGGCAAGTACCGGCATGGTTCATGTCATCGACTCCATTACTGCGGCAATCGACAGGCTTGCGGGCAAGGTTCCAAACGCGACTCAGCAGATTTCAGAACTGAATAGCACAGCTGACATGTTTGCCCGCCGCGCGCGCACATATTCTTTTCTTGGACTCGATGGGTGGGCCGCGCAGGCGGAAGGAATTAATGCGGTCAGCAATAAGGCCGCAACGCTAATAGGAGATTTAGCGTCAATATCTAAAGCAAACGCATCTGCCAGCAATCAGCCAATCAAGATCGCAGCAACAGGTGACAGCAAAGAGATAGAAAAGCTTGAAAGATCTACTAAGCGAAAGCTTGAGTTATCTAAGCTAGAGGGCGAATCCCGAGCTAGGCTTCAAGCTCAATACGATGCAGAAGATGCTGGCATCAAAGACAATAATCGAATTAAGGCACTTCAAGATGAATATGCCGCGACTGAAAAAAACACCGCGGCTAAAAGAGCCGGAAATGCTGAAGCTAAGAGGTCTGCATCTCAGGCGGAATCGGTAACGCAGAAACTTGAAGCTCTCAGGGCTAAGTCAGAGCAGGTAGGCGACACAACGAAGGAACTGTCACGAGCTCAGTCCATTCTGGCTGCTGAACAGTCATTAGGTAAGGGCGCTACTGATACTCAGATAGAACAGGCCGGGAAGTATGCGGCGAAAATCTGGGACCAGAACAATGCCCTTAAGCAACAAGCCCAAATAAAGCAGGGCATGAAATTTGCTCAGCAGGAAATAGCCGCCTCTCAGGTAATGCCGGATGCAGTTTCAGGAGCAGTAGAAAACCCTGCCGCTCAGATTGACTTGCAGGAGCAGCAGAAGCTTGAGGCTTTAGCCAAGTATCAGGCGCTGGATGTGCAGAACGCGCAACTTTACGAAGATGCGAAAACAGCTATTCAGCGCCAGGCTGCCAATGCACGCCAGCAGATAGCGCAAAACGAAGCCAATATGCAGTCGCAGGCCATCTCATCCATCATCGGTTCTGTTTCACAGGGCTTTGACGGACTAGCTAACTTAGCCGCAGGAGCGGCCGGTAAGAGTAGCGGCGCTTATCAGGCCATGTTTGCCTTGAGTAAAGGATTTGCTGTTGCTCAGGCTGCGCTTAATCTGCAGCTGGCGATATCGCAAGCCATGGCTGACCCAACAGCTTTAACGCCAGCTCAAAAGTTCGCTAACTATGCAGCGATTGCCAGTGCCGGTGCATCACTTCTGACCAGCATTGGTAGCATCTCAATGGGTGGTGCCCGCGAGCACGGCGGTCCCGTTAACGCCAGCAGTATGTACCGGGTAGGTGAAGGTGGGAAGCCTGAAATCTTCAAAGCCAGCAACGGCAGCCAGTACATGATTCCGGGCGATAACGGATCGGTAATCAGCAACCGGGATATTGGCGGTGCGGGAGGAAGTGGCAGCAGCATTCAGCAGGAAGTGCATTTCCACATTACGACCACAAACGGTATTGACGACGCCACCATGAATAAAATGGCAGGCATGATGAAGCAGGTAGCGCTTTATCAAATCAAAGACCAAAGCACTCGTCCGGGAGGAATGCTACAGGGCAGGAAACCTCGATAGTTTTTGGTAAAATGTTTCTTTCACTACGCAAAGGAGAAAATAGATGGCAATGGAAATTGAAGTCGGACGAATTGCAGCAATTGATAACCAGAATGGCAAAGTAATTCATGGAAGGGTTGTATTTAAAGACTACGAAGTTCGCCATGATGAGATAGTTGTTGATGTATCTATTCCTCTCAATAAAGAGCTATCACTTTCAGAAGTTGAAGCGCAGATTTTAGAAAAAGCAAAGCAGCAACTAAAAGGCCTGGTCGCAAGCTTCTAAAAATCATTCCTGCTTGAAAAACCCGCTCCGGCGGGTTTTCTTTTTTCCGGAGTACCCCATGCCAGAAACATTCACATGGAGCCCTCAAAAGGGCTTCACGGTCTCGCGTGCGCCTAACGTGTCGGTAGTAAAGCTGGGTGACGGCTACGAGCAGCGCCAGATCAAAGGCATTAATCCGCTGATGGACAGCTATTCGCTGACCTTTATCGGTGTTGATGGGCTTTGCGGCAGACCAAATTACGCGAAGCAGGCAGAAGCATTCCTCAAGGCACGAATGGCTGTCGAGTCGTTTTACTGGACGCCATCCGACACCGGCGTGCAGAGGCTGTATGTGTGCCGGTCATGGTCACTGAAAAAAACCGGTAATCAGCATGAGCTGACCGCCACGTTTGAGCAGGTGCCGCGATGAGAGACATACCAGCAGAACTAATCATCGAAAGCACTGACTCCGGCGTTGGCGCGATGCTCGACCTGTTCGAGGTGGACCTTCAGTCATTCGGCGGCGATGTTATCCGCTTCCATGCAGGCACGAACGGCTATTACGGTGACGTCATCTGGCAGGGCCGACAGTACTCAGCCTATCCGATAGCAGTTGAAGGGTTCGAAACCAAGTCAGAGGGCACTTACTCGCGCCCGACAATGAAGGTGGCGAACATAACCGGGCTTATCACCGGCATCAACCACGATTTCGATGATGCATTAGGTGCGGTGGTAACGCGCCGGCAGGTGCTTGTGAAGAATCTGGATGCGGTCAACTTCCCTAACGGCAACGCTGATGCCGATCCTACTATGGAGGCCGTATCCCGGTATGTCATAGAGGAGATGGCAGAAGAGACATTCGAGACCGTGACTTATAACCTGGCTACACCAGTTGACTGCGATAACGCCATCATACCGGCGCGAACCATTCTGGCTGATGTTTGCCAATGGGTTTACCGCGGCGACGGCTGTGATTATTCAGGCGGGCCGGTGGCCGATGAGAAAGATAACCCAACCTCGGACATGTCACGGGATAAGTGCTCAAAGCACCTCACCGGTTGCCGGATGCGATTCCCTAAACCTGAACCGCTTCCCTATGGTGGCTATCCAGGCTCTGCAAAGGTGTCATGATGATTGAGGATGAATGCCTGGCATATGCGGCGCTATCCCGCGATGAGGTTTGTGGCCTGATTGTTGATGGTGAGCGGCTCATGCGCTGTGATAACCAGCACCCAGACCCGGGGCGAAACTTTCGCATAAGCGATACAGACTGGATGAGAGCTGAAGCGGCGGGAGAAATCACCGCCGTTTTTCATTCTCATCCAGAGCCAAAGCTCG